CCGCCCCACTAAAGGATTACCCATTGGCAAAGAAACTCAGCGAGGTAACTGACCGCGGTTCGTACAAGTTAGCCCCAGGTGCTACCTTGTCCGCCCCAGATGCCAAGAAACGCCTTCTCGCGCTGATTGAAGAAGGCGTGACAGTTGAGGACGCTTGCCGCGCTGTTGGCAAATCAGTCAAGTCTTATGAGTACTACCGCGCCTCTGACCCACAATTCAAGGAAGCGATTGACTTAGCACGCGTTATCAAGAAACGTGCTGGCAAGGTATCTGACGAAGATAAAGATATTTCCTTTGAAGACTTTCGGGCTAAGTACCTGGACTCTAAGACCTTCCCTCATCAGAGAAACATAATTTCTCTCCTTGAGGCTGGAGAGCCTGCTTGGCTCCATCCAAATATGATTTACGAAAAGGGCTTCAAGAACTACGTCCTTTGCAATATGCCTCCCGAGCACGCCAAGTCTATGACAGTCTCAATTGACTATGTGACTTATCGCATCGTCACAGACCCAAACGTCCGTATCAAGTTGGTGTCTAAGACCCAGCAGATGGCTAAGGAGTTCCTCTATGCAGTCAAGCAACGTCTTACATCGCCTCAGTGGGCTGAGTTACAAAGACGATATGCACCTGTTGAGGGATTTAAGGCTACTGCCGAGAAGTGGACGCAAGACGCTATCTATATTGAACGCGACTCAGGGGAAAAAGACCCTACACTTCAGGCTCTGGGTATTGGTGGCCAAATCTACGGCGCACGTGCGGACCTCATTATTTTGGACGACTGTGTTACTCTCTCAAATTCTAACGAGTATGAAAAGCAGATTCGCTGGATTCAACAGGAAGTCTTAACTCGTGTTGGCCCTACAGGTAAAATCCTTGTAGTTGGTACGCGAGTTGACCCAGTTGATATGTACCGCGAGATGCGTAACCCAGACCGTTACCCAGATAACGTCTCGCCTTGGACTTACTTGGCTATGCCAGCAGTCCTTGAGTTTGCAGATGAAGCAAAAGACTGGCACACTCTTTGGCCAATGTCTGACCGTCCTTGGAATGGTGATGACACTGAGCCTGATGAGAATGGTTTATATCCTCGCTGGGATGGCATCAACCTTAAGAAGCGTCGCGGTGTTTTAGACCCAAAGACTTGGGCTATGGTTTACCAACAGCAAGATGTTGAATCAACTGCCATCTTCGCTCCTGAATGTGTACGCGGTTCTGTTTCAGGTATGAGGCCAATAGGTCCATTGATTCCTGGAGCGCCAGGACAGCCTGCTCAACTTAATGACCAATACATCGTAGCCTCTATGGACCCTGCTATGTCAGGTGATACATTCTCTGTCATCATCGCTGGTGATAGAACTACCCAAAAGCGTTATTTGCTAGAGGCATCAAGAATGCCTGCTCCTACCCCAGCAATGATTCGTGAACTTATCTTCAGTTGGACTGAGAAGTATAAGCCTAAGGTCTGGGTAATTGAAAAGAACGCTTTCCAGTTGTTCTTGACTCAAGACGAACAAATAAACAAATTTTTAGCCACACGCGGAATCCGATTAGTTCAACACTATACGGGTTCAAACAAGATGGATGCCGAGTTCGGTGTCGCATCTATGGCACCGCTTTTCGGCACGGTGGACAACCAAGGCAAACATATAAAAGGTTCAAACCTACTGGAGTTTCCTCGTGCCGATAACGAACACATCAAGGCTCTCATTGAGCAATTGATTACGTGGTCTGCTGGAACCAAAGGTAAGCAAGACGGACCTATGGCTCTTTGGTTTGCAGAGACACAGATGCGCGACTACATCAATCAGATAGGCGCATACGGTGGTTCTTTTGTAAAGAACCCATTCGTAACAAAGGGACAACTTGCCAAGCGCAGAGTTGTTAACTTAGAAGAATATGCAAAACTCCAAGAGGAGTTGGCTGCTAATGGAGGAACCTGGTATGGCAATGGATATAGATGACTTAGGAGTAAAGGTCCGCAAACTGCGGGACCATTACCACCTTCGTGATGCCCGCTGGGCTGACCTGCTTTCAATTCGTCAAGGTAACATCCAACAAGTATTCCCAGAACTATTCTCATCAGACTTTCCTAAGCCAATGGTGGCTAACTTTATTGACATCGCTGCCCGCGACGTAGCAGAAGTTATCGCTCCACTACCAGCATTCAACTGCGACACAACAGATGCTATCTCTGACCGTGCTCGCAAGAAGGCTGACAAGCGCACAATGATTGCTGCTGGTTACCGCGATACCTGTAACCTTCAAACTCAGATGTACACAGGTGCTGACCGTTATTTAACCTACGGAATGCTAGCATTTGTAATTGAGCCAGACTTTGAAAACAATCGTCCAATGATTCGTATGGACAACCCAATTGGTGCTTATCCTGAATGGGATAGGTTCGGCAAGTTGCTTTCCTACACACGCCGCTACCAAAAGACTGTACGCGAATTATGTAACGAATACCCTGAGTACGAAGGCAACATCCGTGGCCAATATGAAAATCGCAACTCTGAGCGTGTACTTGAAGTATTCCGCTATCAAGACAAAGACGAAGTTATCCTATTCGTTCCAGAACGCAAAAACCTTATCCTTGACCGTGCTAAGAACTTCATTGGTGAAATCCCAGTAGTTATTGCTGTACGCCCAGGACTTGATTCTGATGAGAACCAACGTGGTCAATTTGATGACATTATGTGGGTTCAGGTTGCACGTTCACGCTTTGCAACACTACAACTAGAAGCAGCACAGAAGTCTGTACAGGCTCCTTTCGCTCTACCTTCAGATGTTAACGTACTTGAAATCGGACCAGATGCAACAATCCGTTCTGCTAATCCAGAGAAGATTCGTCGCGTTGGTCTAGATATTCCTAACGGAATCTTCCAAGAGTCTGCGCTTCTTGACCAGGAACTACGTGTTGGTTCACGTTATCCTCAAGGACGCCTAGGACAGCAATCAGGTTCTATCGTCACAGGCCGTGGTGTAGAAGCACTGATGGGTGGATTTGATACTCAAGTTAAAACTGCACAAGCAGTATTTGCTGAAGTTTTCCGTCACGTAATGCGTCTATGTTTTAAGATGGATGAAGAACTATTTGGTGATGTTGAGAAGGAAGTACGTGGCGTTAACGCTGGTGCTCCTTACGAAATTAACTACATCCCTAGCAAGGACATCCAAGGCGATTACTGGTGTGATGTTTCATACGGTATGATGGCTGGACTTGACCCAAACCGCGCACTAATCTTCGGGCTTCAGGCTCGTGGTGATAAACTTATTTCTCGTGATTTCCTACGTCGTCAAATGCCTTGGGAAATGAATGTAACACAAGAAGAAGAACGTGTTGAAGTAGAAGGACTACGTGACGCTTTAGTGTCCGCAGTTGCTTCTTACGCACAGGCGATTCCTCAACTTGCTTCGCAAGGTCAGGACCCAACTAAGATTATCAACTCAATAGCAGATGCAATCAAAGGCCGTATGGCTGGCAATAACATTGAAGATGTTATCGCGGAAGCATTTGCTCCTGAAGTTTCCCCTGAAGTTGCAGCCGCTGGTGAGGCACAGGCCCCAGGTCAGGTTCCTTCAGGGGGCCCTGCTGGCGCACCGCAAGGTGGCGCAACAATGCCTGCTGGTGGACAACCACAAGGTTCTGCTTTACAGAATCTCTTAGCAGGAATCAATTCTTCTGGAGCACCGCAATTAGCGGCATCAGTTTCCAGAAGGCAAGCAATATAAACGCGTTTTGCTTGTCGTAAACTAATCCCTATAGGAGAATAACAATGGCAACACTTAAGTCATCATTGACAACAAAGGTTCCTTCACCAAAGAATCAAGGTGGACACGGTTCATCTGATGCAACAACACAAAAGACTGGTATTCAGTCAAAGGCTGGCGCTTCTAAGCCAGGTGCATCTTCAGTTCTTTACACAAAGCAACCTTCAGGAACAAAAGGCTCAGGCACTACTGCTGGAAAGCCAATGAAGTAACAATTGAATAACGACGAGCAGAGCGAGATTCCCCCACGCACTATAAATGCCTGGGATTTTTTCGCTCTGCTTTCCGATTCAGTATCAGATATTTTTGCAGTAATAACAAATTTTTTTACGGTTCTAACACATATGTTAGATACGCAAGCAAGTTTCGTGGATGACAAAAAATCGTTCCACGAGTATGCAGCCCGAACCATTGAGACATTAAAAGAAGGAGAGTGACAATGCCAGCCCCAAAAAAGCCAGCAACAACACCTTCACTCCCAGGTGCTAATAGCACAAGAACCGATGGCGGAATTGCATCAAAGCAAGCACAACGGTATATCTCAGGTATGCCTAATTATGGAGATGGACAACAAGTTATGGATATTCAAGGTGGAGCACCAATGGCTGCAGCACCCGCAACTCCAGCACTTCCATTAACACCAACAGCAGGAGATGGACAAACTGTTCAACCTGCGGTAACGCCTCTGACAGCAGATACACAAAAGCCTTTTGAGCCCGTATCTTCAGGTGCTGCTCTTGGAGCAGGCCCAGGTCCAGAAGCATTAAACCTTGGTGCCCCTGATATTACACAATATCAAACAGTTAAAGAAGGATTGCAAGCATATGCTGCACATCCAGATGCTTCCCCAGCAGCAAGATTCTTAGCACAGCGTATTAACCAGGTGTACTAATGGCAGGTAGTGTTAATAATCTTAACCAAACACTTGCTGACAATCCACACCTAGTTAACTCTCCAGCACTTGTTGGCGATGCACTTAACTCGTCAGACCCAGGTTCTGCTGCTACTGCGCTTTCTCACGCATCAAACGGTATGGCTTTACAACAATCACTTCAGGACCACCAAGCAGAAAATGGTTCTGAAAATATATGGCAACGTGTATTTGGTGGCGCCGCAAAAGTTGTAACAAATAGCCTTGCTTGGCTTGCAAAGCCTCTACAAGAAGTTCAACGTGACTATAAGTTCATTCACTCTGTATATGCACGTCACGGTATATTTAATGGTTTTATGGCAACCGCTGGTGTCGTAGGTGGTGGAGCAATTGGCTCACTACTAGGCCCAGAAGGAGCCGTTGCTGGAGCAGACATTGCCGCATCTATTGAGCGCAATCTCTTGACTCGCTTCGGTTCTTCATTTAGAGATTCTGTTAACGACTCTAACAACGCAAATTACAAAGTTTCATTTGGCCGCGATTTTGCTAATGCTCTTTCACAAGTTCCAGGTATGGGTGACTTACGTAATACCGATAAAGGTTTAGGTAAAGTTATCTCTGGCACTGCTGACATAGCATTTGACTTTAACTTTGACCCACTTAACGTAGGATTCAAAGCACGCTCATCCATTCAGCAAGGTAAGTACCTAACGACTGAAGATGGCAAAGTAATTACTACCCTCAAGGGCCCATTTCGTAGCCTTGGCGCTGCGACACAAGGTTTCTTTGAGCGTAACAGCCTAAAGATTTACTCACCAGACCAACTAGACTCACTATATCAGGCTGGAAAGAACCCAAGCCTTGGTGATGTTTTAACTGGTAATAGCGGTAAGCGTTATGTTCGTGCACTAGAAGACATCAAGAACATTCTTAATGAAGCCAAGACTCCAGAGTTAGCATCTATGGATGTTGCTCTAAAGTATCCTGGCCTACAAGGTATGGTTCAATACTTTACAAAGCCATTAGGCAAAGTAACAACCGATGATTTACACAAAGTTTTCTTGTCTACAACTCACGATACTGAGATGATGAAGAACTTCTCAATCAACGGTGCTTCAATGGTTCCTAATAGAACTGTACTTCGTGCTGCTGCTTCCAAGGCTGCAGATAAGTTGCGTCAATGGGATGCTAATGATGAACTATACCTACGCGGAAATCAAGCAAATTTCTTCTTGCCTCGTAAGGCAGAGCAATTAGTTATTGATGAAGCAGGTCAAGTTGTCAAAACTGGACAAATGCAAACAATTCTTCCAGTTGCACTACGTCCATTTAGTGGAGATGCTTGGAAGTCTGCCATTGCTGGCAAGACTCGTACCTTCTCTGGCTATCTACCATACACAATTGATAGCAAAACACTAGAACTTTCTAATACCAAGTTTGACCCATCTGACCCAGCGTCTGCTGTATCTATTTATCGTATTGCACGCTTCTCATTGTCAGACCAAATGGCTCGTCAAAAGACTACGGAATTTATGCTTGGCAATTTAGGTGAGAAAAAAGATGTTTATTCAAGTCTTATTTCTGAAATGTTTAAGGCTGCTGGCTTACCTAATGATGAAGAATTTGCAAAAACTATTATGGATAAGTCAGCCCAAATGGTTCACCGTTCTCTTAAGTCAACCGACTATGGCCCAGGCTATGTATCAAACGAAGGTGCTTCTCAGGTAGCACTTAATGGACGCACAACTACTCAAGGTGCTTTCTTAGACCAACGCGGTATGTTTTCTATGCCAGACTTTCGTGTAGTTAAAGGCGCTATGCGCGACTTAGGTACATACGGCAAACTATATGGCCGTATTGATGACTTTGCTGCTCGTTATACCGATGGTATCTTTAAGCCTCTGGCTCTTTTAACTGGTGGTTTTGGTTTACGTATTGCTGCATCTGAAATGATTCCAGCAATATTTCGTTTTGGCTCTATGGATATTGCTAAGTCCAAAGTTGCTGGCGCTGCTGCAAAGATGAACTATAAACTTGCCGCTGGCGAAGATGAAGCAATCATTGAAAATGCGCTTCACGCTGTTCATAATGGAACAGACCCAGCAGAGTACCTTGCTAATGCTGCAGCAGATGTATCTGGTAAGAAGATACGTAAGACTGTTGCCAAGGGATTAAATAAGTTAGCCTCTGAAGAAGATTTAGATTTGGCTGCTCGTATTGCTATTGCTACTCGCGGACATATGGCTTCAGGTGCAACCTTTACAGGTTACGGCATTCCTGCAGAGCAAAAAGAATTTTATCGTCAACTTACAGATATAATGGGACAAAATTCAAAGCGTCGCATTCCAGTAAAGACTGGCGAATATTCACACTTTGAAAAGTCTAACCCAAAGTTTGACCTTAACTACCACGTTGAATTATCAAAGTCTGCTACAACTGAATCTCGCAAGACTATTGTTGCTGACGCACTTGCTGAATTAAAGAATGGTGCTACAGCCGATGAGGCTTGGGAAGTTGCTCGTCTAAAGGACGAAGCACGTATTCGCAAAGTTGAATATGATGAGGCTAGCCCAACAAAAATGGGTAAGCCTGTCAAGTTTGACCCATACGCTGATGAGCGCAAGACAATGGCTGGATATGTTAATGAAACTCCAGAATCATTCTCTGCTCGTCGTATGGATATTATGCGTAACTTATTTACAGGTGACACCGCAGATACAGTAAACCTTAAGTTTATGGAAGACATTGCTAAAGGCAAGAAGATTCCTCTTGACAAAATTAAATCTCTTGAAGAATCATATCGTCCAAAGGCTGTTGCTGGTCAAGACTATGAGTGGATGCCTGGTCCAAATCTAACACAGCGCATTACTAACTTTGGCTTTGAGAAGGTTATTGACCCAATCATCAACAACCTATCTCGCCAACCTCTATTCTTTAACCACGTTAAGAATGAAATGAAAAGCCTTCAGTACGCACTAGACAAGGGTTTCATTAGCGAAGAAGAAGCAACTCGTATTGCTATGACTCGTGCATCTTATGCAATGGTTCCTCAAATTCACAACACTGCGCTAAAAACACAGTTTGCAGTATTGGCTCGTAACTACTTGCCATTCTACTTTGCTCAAGAGCAGGCTATGCGTCGTGCTGGTTCATTAATTGCTACTAACCCAGAGGCTTTCCGTAAGTTCCAACTTATCCAACAAGGTATTAACAACCCAGGATTCGTTGAAACAGATTCATCTGGCGCAAAGCACATCACACTTCCTCTCATTGGAGAGTTGGGTGCTTCATTCCTAAACGCTGCAAGCGCACTTGGAATGCCAGTAGTTGGTGGACTACCAGTAAATGTAACTGGAAACCTTGAATCTCTAAAAACTGTTCTTCCAGAAATGAACGTTCCTGGAATCTCACCTTTCGTATCAATAGCGGCCAATACACTTGGAGCAATTGACCCAACACTAGACCGTGAAATCAAAAAGATTACTGGTGGTGCTGGATTCTCTAAGAGTATGTTTGACCAACTAATGCCAAACGCTATTGCTCGTACTGTGTATCACGCAATAGATGCTAAGGAAACAGAGTCTTCATTCTTCAATGCAACTATTGCTGCTCTAGCATCTGCTGGATACCACGGTAAGGTTCCTGCTGCAGATGCTTCACCAATTGAAAAACAAGCATTTATTGACCGCATTAAGAATAACGCTAAATCAATTATGATTATGAAGGCGCTAGTCGGAGCAATCAGCCCACTATCTCCTGCAGTAAGTCAAGAGGACCCAGGCTTACGTGATGAGTTCTACAAATTATTAAAGACTGTATCTCCTGCAACTGGCAAGTTAATGACTTACCCAGAAGCAATTGATAAGTTTATTACTGAGCACGGAACAGGCGCTATCTCATACACAGTAGCCCGTTCTGAAGGTGCCGTTCCTGGCGCCACAATGCCTTATACAAACGAAGCCATAAACTGGATTGAAAGTAACAAGGACTTGCTATACAGCCCACAGGCTGTAGGTGCAGCATTCTTAGTACCTCAAACTCCAAGTCTTTCAGGTGATGCTCAGGCTATCCACGATGAAGTTATTAAGATGCACTTGCGTGCTAATAAGACTCCAGAGTCTTTCTTGGCTTCATACTATACAGCCGCTGGTAATAACTTTATCGCTGCTCAACGTGCAGAACACGATAAGGCAATGAAGACTTTAGCAGATGCTGGTCAATCACAGCAAGCAGAGCGTGCTCAATGGAGTGCATTCGTTAATGCTTACGGCCAGTCAAACCCTATTTGGTGGGATGATTATTCTTCAACAAAGAAGACTCACCTAGCAGAACAAGCGATGGCTGATTTCCAACAAATGTTTTCTGGTAAAGATTCTCAAGGCAAGCCAGTAAAAATACCTACTGGCGAGCAAGCAGATGCTATCAAGGGATTGATGAATGACTGGGTTGAACATAACTCAGCAGTAGTTCAATACAGAGCAGCAGGTGCTTCAGAAGCCGTTAAGGCTGAAAAGGATGCTTGGACTAATTATCTCAAGGACAGAGTAAGTCAAGATGGCCGCTTAAATACAGTGGTTAATTCCGTGTTTGCAAGGTTAGGATAATAATGGCAACTACTAAAGGTAATGTTAATGCCTCAACAAGTAGATTAACACCAAAGACTGATAGCCAAATTACAACAGGCGGCGGAATTACTACATCTGGATACAAGTCAACTCTTACTACTGGCGGCGCTGCAGTTGCTGGCACAGGACGTACTCCTACATACCAAGAGGTTATCCAACAGCCTGACTACACAACCACACAGTTTATTACTAATGCTGTATATCAAAACCTTATGGGCCAAAATGCAACCAAGGCTGATATTGACAAGTATCATCAACTATTTACTGACTATGCAAAGACTCACCCAGTCCAAACAAGCACAACCAGTTATGATACTACTGGAACTCCAGTAAGAAGCATTGCGGCTCAAAGAAGCCCATTGTCTGAAACAGACTTTATTACAAACATTGTAGCCCAAGGCTCAGATGCCAAGGAATACAAGGCAGCAACAACATACTTTGACGCTATGCGTACCGCAATGGGTTCATTTAGAGGAGGCTACTAATGGCTAAGACTCTTGCTGAGTTAAAAGCAGACCTAGCAGCCGCTAAGGCTAAGGCGGCGAAGGCTACCAAGAAGTACCAGAATACTAAATCTTATGCAGAGAACTATGCTGAGATTAAAGCAGACAATGATGGAGCCATCAGAGATGTTAATAAACTTCAAGATGCCGTAGATGCTGCAACTCCAAAGCCAAAGAAAACTGTTAAAGCACAAACCGCATCTACGGAACCTAAGCGCCCAGCAGATGTAAATGAATCAGAACTTAGTCGTATTGACCAACAGTTAAATCAAGCCCAAAATGATGCTGGCCTTGCTGAACTTACAATGGCTGGACTGTCTTCAACTAACCCTGCATACCAGGAAGCAAAGGCTAAAAGAATAGAAGCCCTTGCTAGAGTTGACCAATTTCAAGCACAAATAAATGCAATTCAAGCAACCGAAACATCTGCAGATACTTCAAAGAAAATTGCTAGTCTGCAAGATAAGTTAACTAAGGCTCAAGATTTAGGTAAAGACACCACAAGCATTCAATCAAAAATTGATGAATTGCGTGGAAAGAAAACTACTGCAGACCAACTAGCAGGAACTGGCGCAACTGGCGGATTTATCGCTGGTAAAGAATCAGGCATTCAAGGTCCAAAAGCAGTTACTCCAACAAAGACTACAACTGGCGCTTCAGGTGCTAAGGGTAAGCCTGTAGTTGCAGCACAACTTCCAGCAATCAGCGCCGCTGACAAGAAGAAGGCTGCTGAAGCCGCTACTGGTAGCACGGATACAACTACTGGTAAAGATTTTCTTGCTAAGTATGGAGTTCAAGCAGCCCTTGTAAACTCAGACCCAGCACTACAAAAATTATTCAAAGATGCAATGACTGGAATGTGGGACGCTAAAAAGTTCCAATCAGAATTCCTGAATACATCTTGGGCTAAGAATCACTCATCAACCTGGCAGGCTGCAGAGACTGCACGTCTATCTGCTCCAGGTGAATATGCTAATTCATATAACCGTATGCGTGATTATCTTGCTCGTACAGCAGTTGCAATGGGTGAAACAATTTCTCCAGAACAACTTGGCTCAGAAATTAAGCCAGATGCTAATGGTAACTACAGCACAGTTGCATCAAAGGAAAGCGATTTAGTTCAATGGGCTTTAGCCCAATCTTGGGGTAAGGGCATTGATGCCGCTGCTATCCAACAACACCTTGCTCAAGTTGGAAAGATTAACCTTGCGTTGCCAGGTGGCGAAGCCGCTAACGTAATGAGCCAATTAAAGTCTATTGCAAATGATTACGGCCTAAACAGCCTAAACGTTCCAGGAAGCAATTACTTCTCAGAGGCTGCTCAAAGCATCTTGCTAGGTAAGTCAACAGTTGATACTTGGAAACAAGATATTGTAAATACAGCAAAGCAAAACTACAAGCCTTATGCTGCTCAACTAGATGCTGGTATTACCTTGAAGTCAATTGCTTCTCCGTATATCAATACCATTGCTAATCTTCTTGAAATTCCACCAGACACTGTTGATTTGTCACAGGCTACTGGATACGGTAAAATGGTTTCTAATGCCCTTATGGGTTCAGACCCAGCAAATCCAGTGTCTATGACATTAAGCCAATTTGAGCAACAAGTTAAGCAGGACCCTCGCTGGGGTATGACTAACAATGCACGCGACACTGTAATGGGTGGCGTTGGTGGCTTACTCAAGATGCTAGGAAAGGTTAGTTAATGGCATATAATCCATTAGATGCGTTTGTTCCTGCGTACCAAACAGCCACACAATTAGCACAGGCTAATCTAAAGGCTGCTGAGACAAAGGCTGCTGCTACTCAGGCAGCATCTGAGAAATCAGCAGGTACTACTCCTGTAACACCAGGTGCATCCGTGCCATCAAACCTTAATTTTGATGTTGCTAATTCTCAAATTACAGATTTGAAAAATCAAATCAATACAATGCAGACACAAAATACTGCAGCAACAAATCAACTTTATTCTTTGGTTAACGCTCAAACAACTCAAGCCGCTGCTGCCAAGCAAACACAGCAGACTAACTGGATTGAGGCTGGAAAGCAACTACTAGCCCAATACGATGTGGCTGCTCTTGGTAACGCTTACGTTAACCTTATTACAACAAAAGGTCTAGACCAATCAACAGCAATGTTGGAACTTCAATCTACTCCTGAATGGAAGCAACGCTTCTCTGCCAATGAATCTCGCTTAAAACAAGGACTTCCAATCCTAGACCCAGCAACCTATCTTGCTACAGAATCCGCTTACAAGGATGTACTTCTACAGGCTGGCGTATCTAACTCAGTTGTAAATGATACAACATACCTAGGTACTTTAATTGCTAAGGATGTATCTCCAGTTGAAGTTCAACAGCGCGTAGATGCTGCTAAGTTTGCAGTTGCTAACGAGGACCCATACATAAAGCAACAACTACAACAAGAGTTCGGCCTAACAACTGGCGATATGATTCTACATATTCTTGACCCAGAAAAGGCTTCAACCGTAGTAGCCCAAAAGGTAACAGCCGCTAAGTTGGGTGCAGAGTTTGCACGCCAAGGTGTTGGCATTGGAATGGGTACCGCTGAACAGTACGCTGCTCAAGGTATTACCCAACAGCAAGCACAACAAGCCGCTATCAATATGGCTATGAATGTAGTACCTACTCAAGAATTAGCCACACGCTACGGAGCCTTTGGCCCAACAACTAGCGTAGGTTCAGCAATTGCTGCTGAGACACTTGGAACTTCAGGTGCTGCTCAAGCAATGCAACAACTCAATGCACTAAAGACTCAAGAAATATCTGAGTTCTCTGGTTCATCTGGAGTACAAAAGGGAAGCCTCCAAGGAACACAAGAAGGACTTTCCTAATTAAGTTCCGTCAGGACCCGCCAGCGTCCTGATGTGTATTACAGACTGGTAGTGGGAGCCAACCATCTTTCCCCTGAGATGACTTGTGGCCTGCGCATCCGACAACACGAAAGGGAGTGCCAAATGGCAAACCAATATGAAGATGACGAAGATGACTACGATGTTGAGGAAACTCAAGATAATGGTCCAGCCAATCTCCGCAAGGCGTTAAAGCGTGCAGAGAAAGAAAAGAAAGAACTGTCCGAGCAATTGGCACAGATTCAATCAGACCTACGCAGTCGTAGCGTCAAAGATGTATTGGCACAAAAAGGTGTACCAGATAAGGTTGCTAAGTTTATTCCTAGTGACGTATCTACACCAGAGCAAGTAGATGCTTGGCTAACAGAGAACGCCGATGTATTCGGATTCGCTAAGTCAACAGAGAGTGCTCAAGCAGCCGAGGAAACTCAGGCTAATGTTGCTGCGTATCAACGCATTAACGCATCTACCTCAAGCGCAACAACTCCAACAAGAGATGCAGACTTAATGTCTAAACTCAATGGAGTAAAGTCAATAGACGAATTAAATGCGTTGACAGGTAATCCAACAAGCCGCTTCCGTGGCTAAAACCCATCCGCACAACCCTTAAAAGAAAGAAGGTGACACAGTGACAAACGCATATACAGATACCTCGTCAGGTTCCCTAGGTAATTATCTAGTACAAACCGCGTATGACCGTTATGTAGAGTTTGCACTCCGTGCTGTACCTCTAGTCCGCGATGTAGCAGACAAGCGTCCAGTACAACAAGCAATGCCAGGTTCTTCTGTTGTATTCCAGATTTACACAGACCTAGCAGCAGCAACAACCGCACTATCAGAAACTTCTGACCCAGATGCAGTTGCACTTGGTAACACAACACAAATTCCTGTTACCCTACAAGAATACGGAAATGCTTCACTTGCTACACGTAAGTTGGAACTTTTCTCACTATCAGATGTTGACCCAGCAATTGCTGACATCATCGCGTTCAATATGGCTGACTCACTTGACACAGTTGCACTTGCTACCCTTATCGGTGGACCAAACGCAATTGCTACAGTTAACAATGCCCTAGTATCTACCTATGCAGGTACATACACAAATGGAACAACCCAAAAGTCAATCCTCGGAACTGACTACATCAAGGCTGCAGCAATCCGTCAAGGTGTTGCTAAGTTGCGTGCAAACAAGGCTGTTCCACGTCAAGGCGAATACTACTGGTGTGGAATCCACCCAGAAGTTTCACACGACTTGCGTGCTGAGACTGGTGCAAACGCTTGGCGCGATGACCACAAGTACTCAGAGACAGGTTCATCTGAGTTCTGGCCAGGAACAATCGGAACATACGAAGGTGCTATGTTCGTTGAGTCTCCACGTATGGCTAACTTTGCTGATGGTACAGGTGCTGGTTCAGCATCAGGTACTTTCGGTACTTCTTCATATGTCAACGCTACAGGTGGCGTACGTGTATTCCGTACACTCGTTGCAGGTAAGCAGGCACTCGCAGAGGCAGTTGCTGAAGAGCCACATGTCATCTTCGGACCAATCGTTGACAAGTTGATGCGTTTCCGTCCAATCGGATGGTACGGCGT